TTATGTATATATATAATAAAATGACTCAAGAAAAAAAAAAGGATGAAACAATTATTTTAACAAATGTCCATTTGGTTCTTATTAATGCATTATCTTTTTCTGTTGCTTTAGGTATTAATGATTTGGTTACAACTATATTCAATAGTTTTCCAAGTAGCAATAATCATATTATCAAAAAATTAATTTACGTTGTGATAATGTTTTCAGTAACTATTTGTGCGGCTTTTTGGCTGTTTAAAATAAAACAAACAATTAAATAATTTACATTTACACCCTTGAAGATTTAAAACGCCGGTTTTCACCTTTGTAAATCTACGAGGTTTGGTCTTTTCATACCGTGTAAATTTTGGTTTTGTAATACCGATGTAGTATCACTGAGTAAGCCTCAGGCCTCTTTTTAGATAATCCGGTCTTCCTAACCTGTTTATCTCATTTAATGTTATTTTCAAGATATTTCTTGAAGCATTCGTATCTCTATTCCACAGCCCTGAGCAAGTCTTACACTTGACAAGTCCGTGTCTCAAAATACGATTGTTTCTCCAAGGTCTTGGATTTTTACATTCTCTAAATGTTTTACATATTCCATCATTGCTCTCACAATGACTACATCTACAACTCGTTCTAAATTCATCTACAAGATACACTTTATATCCTGCTTTTCTAAACAAAGTTCTAAAACCCTTTCCTTTCACAGGTTCTTTGAATTTACGATGTTGGTATTGTTCAAAATCACCAAATCCTATAACTGTTTCTTCTGGATTTCCATACAATTTACAAAAATTGTTAATTAGCTTACTTTCACTTCGTTTACGATTTATAAATGAACTCAATTTTAACTTTCTATAAATATTTTTTTCATAAAACGCTTGTAATGCTATATTCATAATGTTTTTTTGTTTGATGTAATCCTTAAATTTATCAAAATCTAAGGTTTTCTTATTGTAATGACTTAAACCAGTTTCCCACTCAACTATATTTTTACCATTTATCTGTGTTTCTAATTTGTTTTCTTGTAAAATATTTCTATATTTCTTTTGATTGGTTTCTTTACGTCTTTGGTCTTGTGTATATCTAAATTTTTGACCATCTTTATTGATACAAAAAAGTAAATCTGTCATATTTGGATCTATTGCTACTATATTTTTCTCTTGTAAAATAGTATATTCATCTTCTCTTAATTCATTGATGTATTTCTCATTATTGAATGTTACTTTTGGACTTTTTAATCTCTTTCCTTCAAGATCTTTACGTATTAACAATATACTAACACCAACTCCATCTGTTTCAATCATACAATGAAATTTATATTTGTAATCGTCATCACTATGAAAACACTTCAAATTAGTTTTGAAAAAGAAATTCCATATTTTCTCTTGGTATTTTACTAAATTACCATTTGTTAAATAGAAGCTCTTATTACCTTGTTTTTTAGTAAAAAGTAGATGTATTAATGATGTTGTATCTAAACGAAAATATTTAGGAATAATATCACTTCTTAAAGGACATATATTATTAATACTTTCGTTGTAACTTTCTACTCTTTTCATCATATAAAACATAAAAGGTAAATATTCTTGTGGTGAGCAAAGTAAGTCATAATAAACATTATCATTCTTATACTTTTTGTTTGGTAAAATATTCTTTTGTTCTTTATCAATCCAAGAATGATATATACTTGATGATGTTTTTGGTTTGGTAAGGTCACAGTTTAATAAGTCATTTTTGATACGTCTTAATTGATTACATAATTTATTAACTGCTTGTTGTCTTGATTTAGGTGTTTTGAATTTTTTCTTAATCAATTTAACCATTACTTTTTTTCTCCAAACAACATTTACAAATCTTTCAATGTATTCAATAAAGCGTTGTTTAATGTTGTTTTCATACATTGTCAAGATGTCAATAGCAAGATAATCTAGAACTGTATTCATATATCTGTAATTTAATGTTTCACCTTGAATATTTTTGTAATGAATATCATAGAATTCTTTAATATTGTCTTTAATTCCTTTTGTTGATTCACTTGGAAAACGTCCTTGTGTAGGTGAAATACATACAGTTTTCATAACAGAAGTTATAAATTGTTTGTTAATAGTAGGTATTTTTTCACCATTATCGTATAAATGTATAAAATATAGTTTAATTAGTTGTAAAGTATGAATAACAACTTTATTAGACATATTAGAAGCTTGTATAAGCTTATCAATAACAAAATCGTGTTTAACAATACTTTTCAATGAAGTTTTAATACATTTGTAATAAGATAAATTGTCTTTGTCAGGTGGTTCATTTTCTTTTTCTTTTTCCATTTTATTTTTACAAATTGGGCGCATTTTTTAAATTAAAGAAAGTTATCTTTAAACCAAAATTTTTTGAAATAAATATTTTTTTGTTCTTAATATTTGGTCATCTTTTTTAAATCTATAATCACAACTAAACATATTATATCTACCTTTTACTAATTGTCTTATTAAACTTAACCAAGGTCGTCCTAATTTATCTGGTTCACTTATTCCAGTTATTTTAGATGAAGAAAAAAATTTACGTATTGTTGGTATCATTTTCATTATAGCATCAGTTTTAAGCTTGTTATTATCAAGTTCATATAAAGTTGTGCTCATTTGGTCATCTAATTCTAACAATTGAATTAATTTTTCTATAATATAATCTTGTTCTTTTTTGTATAGTTCAGTTTTTTTACGCATTATTGTATTTAATAATAAATTATTTTTAAATTATAAATGCCAAGCCTTCTTAAAGACAAGATTAGAGGCTCTAGACCTGCTTACACCAGAGCTTAAGGAATTTATAATGCAGGATATAGATAAGTTGATTCCTGCTTACACCAGAGCTTAAGGAATTTATAATGCAGGATATAGTTAAGTTGATTCCTGGTAAAGAAATTCAGAAATCTATCGCAAAAGGAATTACAAACGTGGCGAGCATTCTACAAAACATATACAAGGGAGGGGCAATGGAAGGAGGTATGACGTGTAATTGTGGTACTAAGTGTGGGTGTGGACAAGAAGGTGGGTGGATAGAATCACACGTTCATCTCAAACAGGGAAAATATCCAGACATTACAGGTGATAATACAAACACGTGGGCGTCAGACTACGCTGGAAGAGGTAAAAAGAAGCAAAAGGGAGGATATAAGTAAATCTTATTTTTCAAAAAAAATAAGATCAATTATTATCTGATTTTCTCATACTATTACAACTTAAACAACAAATTACGCAATTAGATTTAATATGACCAATACTATTATCTAATCGTTCAATCGTTGCTAAATTATTTTGATATTCTACGTATTGTAATTCAACTTTACAGTCATCATAGTAGCAACAAGGATACTCTTCAAATAAGCTCTCAAGAAAACATCTATCAATAAAATTATTAGCATCGTATCTATTATGTTTTATATCTGCTTGTCTTGAATTTCCTATTATCGTTGTTATTGTTACTTTAATTTCATTTGAGCATATTTTACATTGGCTTTTTTGTTTACCGTGGTCGCACATACCTATACCATCGCAATCAAGACAACGGGTTTTTTGTCTACTGTGAGGACATTTGTTTTTATTTCTTGAAACAACTGTCTTTACACAACATTCAATACATTGTTTCTGATACGTGTCGTCTCGTTTCTTAGTAAATTTGTAGATTTTTTGACTGTCCTGAAAGAAGTCTTAAAAGATGGATTGAGAGATATGAAGAGGAAGATCAAATTAAAAGACATAATAGAACACCAGTATCATACAAAATTACACAATCACAAATAGATTATGCGATTAGAAGATTAAGAGAAAATGAACAAATAACAATGTTAGAATTAACTAAAAAATTAGAAAATCAGTTTCCAGACTTTGATTTAACTCCACAGCATTTAGGAAAAGTTATAAGAGACCATAATAAAACACGTAAGAGAACACGTAAAGAACATTTTCCAGAATTAGATATGGAAGACCAGTTGATAAACAAGCGGAACTAAATAGATTTTATAGAAAAGTAGATGAATACATATTAAATAAAATTATATGTTTGGATGAGACATCTATTCAACTTGGTTTAGTTCCAGATTACAGTAGATGCGAATTAGGAAAACGTTGTGTATCAAAGTCAAATAACAATAATGTATTTAAGAAATATACACTACTTTCAGCTATTTCTTCAACTGGTATAGTAGGATATAAATTATATGAACAAGGTGGAATGACAACACAAAGATTTATAGAATTTTTAGATGAATTTATAGTAGATAATGCCGGTGCACATAGAAATGAAGATGTAAGAAGAACAATAAACGAAAGTAGAAATGAATTATTATACGCAATTCCATATACACCAAAAACAAATGCTATTGAAAATTGGTTTAGTCAGTTAAAACATTACTTGAAAAAAGATGGAGTATTAACTTATAGAGATTTACAGAGAAGTGTGAGAAGTGCGATAAAAAGAATAAGACCAGAGCATTACTTGAATTATTTCAGATTTGCGTATAGAAAAGCTGAATTAAGAACATATGATAAAAAGTTATCAACGAAACGTCGTAGTCCGAAGCTATATAAATAGGTGTTTTTTCAAAACCGGTGTTTTAAATCTTCAAGGGTGTAAAATTTCTAATTAAGCTCTTACATATTTGGAATAATAGTTGTTAAATAAAAAGAAAGTTCTTTTTATTTATTCAAAAATTAATATTATTATTGTATTTTACAATAGGATCTTGTCTGTTTTTTAACCTCATTTTCAACCTCATTTTCAACCTCATTTTCAACCTCATTTTCAACCTCATTTTCAACCTCATTTTCAACCTCATTTTCAACCTCATTTTCAACCTCATTTTCAACCTCATTTTCAACCTCATTTTCAACCTCATCTTCAACCTCATTTTCATTAATTTGTTTATGCAAATTACACTTTGTATTGTTTGTTACTTCTTTCAAACAAAAACTTTTTAATGTTTCAATATCATTTCTGATGATAATATCAATACTATTATCCCTAATAAAAATTTTAACCGATATTGTATTGCTACCCTTTGTAATAATTTCATTCACAAAGGATTCATGTTTTGGTTTATATTTGGTTGAATATGTATATTTTGAAGTAGATGCTGTTATAGTGCATATTTTAAAATTAACGGTAATGTTAATAGTTCCATCAAAATGATTCAAATCGGATAAAATAGTAGGTGATACAAGATTACCAGAATATTCAACATTTTTGATAAAAGAAGCATCGTGTTCTTTAATAATAGAAATTTGATCAATTGTTTTATCTTCTTTGGATATAAAAGCATCTGAATTCAAAAAGTCAGGAATCTCTTTAGATTTGTATATAAAAGTTACTAAATCATCAAAAGATGAAGAGTAGACAATTCGGTAGTTCAGAGAATCATTATCATCATCACATAACTCATAATGAGCTTTAAGGTGTAGTTTGATGTACATATAAAAGATTTTATTTTCGAAATCAGTAATTTTAATGATGCTAGTGGCTTTTGTCATATGTGACAACTTATTTTCTGACGTACCTAAATTAATTTCCTGAGTAATATTTGTTTTGCTTTTGGTAAATAGTTTTAAATAGAGTAATTCGGTTTCAAAATCTTTAAAATTAACAGACCCAAGTGACCAAAATTCTTTTGGATCTGGTTCTGTAAAAAGAAACACATTTTTCTCTCGTACCGTTTTATCTACATAGATTATATTATACTCACTGCTAGAAGAAGTAAAACGTTTTCCAGTTAATATCAAGTCTGGAACAGATTTTCTTTTTCTTTTGAGAATTTCAAACAAAATTCTATCAAATTGAGATGATTGAGTCATTTTTAGGCTGTTTTTATCTTTATAAATCAATCTTAATTAGTATTTTTTATCTGTCAAACCATTTCAATTTTACAACTTATTAATTTGTTTTTTAATATTTATGTATAATAAATGAATTTAGATAGTACAATATTTACAGATCATATGCACAACTTTTTTGGATCTTATTGGAATATTATAAAACAGAGTCTTATAGAAGCCGAAGCAATTATAGCAGGAGGTTCTGTATTAGCTGCATATTCGGATGACAATGTTAATGATATAGATATATATATTTATGCAAGTAAAGCAATTAAATTGGTAGATAGCTTAACCGCAAATGGAATATATAAAATGACGGTATACAACTATTTACGGCCATCCTACGATGAATCTTTTTTTAGAAAAAATAATATTTTGTCTAGATTTCTCTTACAACAGAGGTGGGATTACCCTGTAATAAATGGTGTAGTAATAAAAAGAAATCAAGCAATAAAAACTCGACAAATATTTCCTGATATAGATGTTATGATCATACCAGATCCACCCGATGGATCTATTCTTGATGTGGTAACCAATTTTGATTTGACTTTTTGCGAAATATGGTACGATGGACAAAATGTATTTGCAGTAGATCCAGAAGGAGTTATGACTAAAACAGGTAAATTAAAAAAGGACTATGTAGACAAATTATTGGTATCGTTAAACAAATTTACTGTACAAAGATTACAAAAATATATACAAAAGGGTTATAGTATAACCTATGAATCTGAAACAAAAATGAATACATTTGAAAAGGAAAGAAAAAATGTAATAAGTCCAGAAGAATGGATTGTACAAAAACTATATAATTATATTGTATTTTCTTGTAGACATAATAAAAAGGAAGCACTTAAGATAATATGTACTTATCCTCTGCCTACATATACATTAGAAGCTTTTAAAACAATACTACCTAATCTTATTCGAAAAACTATGTCACCATCTTTTTTGGATGGAATAAATACTAATAGAGATATATATATGAAATTATTAATAGAAGCAGGTGTTAAAAGATACCCTCCTGAGTATTTTAGATACGTAATAGACATATTAAATATAACAAGAGCAGACCTAGCAGAGTATAAAAAAAGACATATACCATACGAACAAAATTGTGATAGATATAGATGGCAAAGAGGTGATGGACCCTTAGATTCAGAAGTTGATTCATTTGAATTTGAAGAAGCAGATGATATTGATGAAAGACTAACGAATATGGATCCAGAACAAATAAATGCAACATGTTTTGAATTTATTATGGGTGAATCATATGATATACATACATATTTAAGTGAAACAAATACATTTTTATGGATTACTAAAGGAAGTACAAATCACGATATCGATATAATGTGTTTGTCAAAAGATTATATTCAAAGAGCTGTATCTAATAAATCAGACTGGTTTTATGAATGCACGGCACCTCCAGAAAGATCTATATGGTTAACAGATGGTGAAGGAAATCGTACTAGCAGATTTGATAAACCAATGAGTATGTTTGGCGATACACCTTATGTAAAAATTACAATAGATTCTAAAGGGTTTAATGGTTTTATACCATTAATTCAGCTTAAAAAATTATTGCAGAGCGAACATAAAATCTATTATCTTGATACGAATGATTCTATGTCGCATACAATCAATTATCAACATTCATGGCAAAGATTGAATGGGGGTCCTGTTGTTGGAACAATCAGTTCTAATTTTTGTCAATATGGAAGTTCCGTAATGATTACAAATTTGAAAATATGCAGAAATCAAGAACAATGTCTAAAATCATTACAGTTTATCGGAGAAGAATACAGACGACTTTTTGAAAATGACGATCCCGAATTATTAGAAATGGAACATAATACATTTGAACCTAATGTAGATACTATATACATAAATATATCTGGTGAACAAGAAAAATATACCATTATTGGACCATTATCTGAAGATGAAATAAAAGAAATTGTTACTATACAAAGAACGTACGATACAGATAGCTGTTTGAGGTTTATGCAAAGAAAATATGGTATCCATTTTATTATAAATATTGCATGCAATATTGATTGCGTTCGTGATATCCCAGTCATTAGTCCATCTATTAAAGATTTGAGTATTATTAGTGATCTTGGTGTACCATTATCTATTAATATATACGTAAATAATAGTATTGATCGTCAAATAGCGACCGATTCATATGATAACAGAGTAATTAATCTTATAAATAAAATGCTAAAAATATTACATACTATTTCATTGTTTAGTATTAATGCAGATTATCTTTCCTTTCGATTAGGATATTTTAATACATTTCAAAATGAACTCTTAAAGAACAAGGATTTATTCTCAGTAACCTTCTCAGGTATTTCAGTACCTTGTATGCCTTTTGTATTGTTTTTGCAAAAAATTCCATTATTAACAGAATTATCACTTGATAAATGTACTTTAGATGTATCTGATACAGAATTTGATGAAGATGAATTTTCAGATGAATACACAAAAGCTCTTAAGAATATCACAACTTATTCTGTTTCCAGACAAACGTTTATTAATAACAACCCACAACTTACATATATGTGGCGATCATTGCAACAAGCAACAAATCTACAATCGTTGAGTTTAAAAAGGAATAATTTTCATGGACCTCGATCAATTGCTGGATTACATAATTTGACACATCTTACTTTTCTGGACGTATCTTTTAACGATTTTCTATCATCCGATGATGATCCTGATACAATAGATATGTTTTGTTCGATTATTAGTAAGATGATTAATTTAGAGACTTTGAACCTAAGATTCACAAATATTGATAAAGAATCAATGATTGTTATTTTGGATACTCTTATCCATTTACCTCGTTTGACATATTTAGATGTTTCATTAAATGATTTAGATGAGGAAGATTTTATACAAATAGAAGAAACATTGCCAAATATTGAAACATTTGTAACAAATAGAAGAAACATCGCTGAGTCTTGAAACATTTGTAACAAATTACGCTTTCTGATATACACATTTGAACATCTATTAATTTTTTAATCGATAAGAAATATTTTTTTAGAAATTTTATTATGATTGGTGTTTATAAATGGATAATTGGGTAAAAGTATTTGACGAAAATGATAAAGTTTATTACTATAATAAACTTACAAAAGAAACTCGATTAGATAACCCGTCGTCATCAGTAAGGCCTTTGCTAAAAGAAAAAAACACCTTATCTGATTTTATGAAGACATCGCAACTGTTAGAAAAACCTAAACCACGTATTGGTAAAATACCAACTTATTTATACGATAAAATTGACAAACACCTACCCTTAAAACAAAAAACTTATATGGATTTATTAACTAGTCCAAAACAAAGAAACATCACGGATAAAGAGATGAAAGAATCTATAGAAAGTGATGCCGATAAATTAGAAGATCAAAAATGGGAAGAATATGACCCTGACGACAATTACGATCGAGAATATGATCCCGATTTTTCTGCTGTTTGGGGAGAACCACCAGATGATGAATATCAAGTTTTTAAAAAAAAGGATCGCAATGCATATGCACCGTCAAATCTTGATTTTGCTGTTGCAGATGAGATTTCATATACAATTAGAAATAATGTAAACCAAAAATTTCCTAACTTACCTATAGAAATTATTGATAATGCTCTTATGGATGGTAGAAATGAGTATTTATTGTTATTTGAAGGTACAGCCCGCCCAAGCAGAAATAGTATACAAGAAGCACGCAATACATTTTATGACTCAGTGATGGAAAGCATAAATAGACAAAAGAAAACAGCATACGAAGTGGTGAAAACAATTCTGTTTGCACAAACTCGTCACTATCAGTCTGGTCTTACATCTACTTCAGAACTTGGTTCTTTTTTGTTGCAACCTGGACAAATGCAAATTATACTTGAAAGATTTGACAACCTATTTATAGAATTAGAATAAAAAATAGTTATCTTTTTAACGAATTTAATCATAATCTATCCAAAAAAAACGAACGGACATTCAAAAAAAGATTTTTGTCCAATTTTATTTAAAATAATAATACTGTTTGTGAGTAAGTTCTCTCAAAAATGTTAAACGTATGAATTTTTACTAATTCATAAGAATAAGAGCAACGGAAGATAAAAATTTTTGATAAGAGTATTTAACATTTTATAAAATTACATCTGATATTCTGGCCATACTAAATCATCAACAACATGTATAATTCCATTTGTTGCTATAATATCTTTATGAATAATTTTTATAGTATTATTAATATAAATTTCTCCATTAATATTACTGATTAATATTTTGTTAAAAGGGTCATTTGTATTAAAAACTGAACATTGGCTGTCTTCCAAAAGTTCAGAAGTTATTTTTTTATTTAACATTGATGTTTTTATAATATGACGTGCCAAACTAACATCCATACGACCAAAAAAATCTTCTAAATTTGATATTTCGTTATCAGAAGGTATGAATAAAGTCGCATTTGTTTGCATTGATCCAAAAATATCACACATCATTGCTTTTTCAACAATATATTTAAATTTAGAAAAAGTAGGTGTTTCATTAATAATACCCATTAAAGAATTCTTATCTTGAAATTTTGTAATAGGTTTGCCTCTTAAATCAACAAAATCAAACATGTGTGTAAAATTATTACTTTGTGAATTTGGTCCATTTGATACCATTTTATATTTTGTTAAGAAATATAAAATTGTTTATATAATTTATTCAGAATCTTCACTTCTTGCTGGAGATACTCGTATAGAAAATCGATTTCTTTCTTCTCTTTCTTTATCTATAACTATTATGAGAACACCATTTTTTGAACTAATTTTTACACTCTCTCTATTTGTAACACTAATAGGAATTATTATTTGTCTTTCAAATTTACCATATATGATTTCACTTTTTACAATAGTTGTTCTATCAGAAAATGGTTTTTTTCTTTCTCCTGTAACAATAATTCTATTATTAAAAAAATCTACATCAATACTGTTATTTTTTATTCCTGGTACATTAATATACACCGTAATTATACTAGATGATTCAACAACATCTACGGATGGTTGCCAAAAATCGTTCATATTCATTCCTTGAGCTTGAAGAAAATCACCTAATACCCCTGAAACGTTGTTTTGTTGTGTTCCTTCCATTAAAGCAATTCCACTAGACAATAATTGTTGTAATGATGACATATTTAATAAAATTATGTGTCTTTTTAAGTCTTTTTTAAATTATCTAAGCAAATTAGCTAACCTTTCGGAAAAATTTGTTTTATTTTCAGACTCTTTAGATTGATGTGGTGGAGTAGATGTATCAAATATTTTATTCGAATACGGCACATCATCAATTTTATTATTTTTTTTGTTGTATATGTAATAATAATAATAAATCCCTAATAGAGAAAATAATATGATTACAACACCAATTAACATCCAATTTGTTTTACTTGGTTTTATTGGAGGTTTGAGATTTTGTGTGTTCAGAGGAGGTAACTTAGCTTTAATTTCTTTTTTATCAATTACAACTTCTACTTGACATGGTTTATCGCTCTTTAGGCATAGATAGTAATTTTGATATACATTTTTATCACTTACAATATTTGCAGAAATAACACCATCATTTGCATGTTGAAAATCTAAATTAACGTTGCTATCTAACGTTGATTGGTCTACTACAATAGCGTCAAATGGAGAATTGTCTAGACTTTTTGCACTAAAAGTAATATCAAAATTAATTGATCCACCGTTTAAGTCTAACAGTTGTTTTCCTGTTGTCAAAGATAAAGTTTTTGTCACTGACATTTATCTTTATGTAATTATTCTTTTTAAACCTTTGATTTTATTAATCTTGTTTATTATGTAAAAATATTTTAATAATAATATTATTATAAAGATGGGTAATAATTCTGGAAAAAATTTATTACATTTTCAAGCGGAAGTCGGAAAAATCGAATCAAAAAGACGATTGTTTAATTTCTATTTGTTTGCAGGTTTTTTAATTATAATCGGATGTGTTTTTGTGTATCTTTCTTTTATACCAACGTCGCCAATTAGTTGTTATAATCAAAAAAAGACGGTATGTAATAAAGATCAAGAGGATTGTGAGAATGCAAATAATCAAAAATGTTCTGTAAAATCTAAAAATCGTTCATTTTTAATAGGAAGTGTTTTATTATTATTGTTAGCAATATTTATAATATCTTACGCCAATTGGCGTGATAATTTAATACAACATAACTATTTAACGTCTGGAGGAAATTTTGAATTAGATGCTACATCTAAAGTACTTGCTCGTGTGTTATAAAAATATAATCTGTATCTATTTCATTTTTTGAAAAAAAATACGGTTTTACTCTTATCAAACCAAACTCAGACCATACTGATTTTAATGGATAATAAATAATTCCAACACTTTCTATCATCTATTTATAAAATTGAGATTTTATTATTACTTATTTATTTTATAAATAAATAATGTCAGTTGAAGATCTTGTTTTTATTTGTCTTTTTGATGATTTGAAAGAAAAAGCATTAAGTTGTGGTCAAGGTAGAATTGTTAATGTAAATACTAACTGGCAAATTATAAAATACGGTGATCCAAATATACCACATATTATCAGTATGTATGGATTTAAATATTTAAAATATAAAATTCAGGTTTTATCTGATGATGATTGGATCGTTTGTCCAATTCAAATTATTACACCCACACAAACTGTAGAAAAAAGTTGGGATATTCAGGTAGGAATATCTGGTAAGTGTAAGATAGGTCAAGACACATACGATGGAATGTTATTAGAATTACAAGAAGAATTAGGATTAGAATTTATTGGAGAAAGATTTGATGGTAATACAGAAAATGATTTACAAGATTTTCAAGGTAATAAGTATTCACGAACTACTTTTTTAGTTGATATAAACCAAACAAAATTACTTGATTCTGAGCATACATTATGTATAAAAAGTAAAGAAGATGATCGTAGTAAAAAAATTGTTTGTTTAGTTTATGGAAAACTTAGTGATGTAGTTGAAAAAATAAATATAAATCTTACTAAACGAACTTATTTATGTAACGATGATAATATTGTTGGCATTGCATTATTATCAGTTAAAACAATAAAACATCACATGATTATTACTGGTCATATTAAGTGTAATAAGAATTACTGATTCTAGTAGTTGTATAAAATCTAAATTTAAATTTATATTTATATTTATATATAATAAGAATGTATCAAATACAAAAAAGCAATCGCGAGAGCAATCGCGAGAGCAATCGCGAGAGCAATCGCGAGAGCAATCGCGAGAAAAATCGCACACTTCGCGGAGGTGCTTATTATAGCAATAACTTTTCTTTTTTTACAAAAGACTCTATTGTGATTAGAGTACGTCCGGAAATTGTAAATATGTTTGAAACAATATTATATATGGATGTTGATGCTTCAGAAATGATTCAGCTTGCTACTATTGATAGTGAAACATTAAGAAAAGTTATTCAATTTTGTGAATATCAGCAACGTTTGTTATATCGCCAAGCTGATGGTGATGGTTTTGAAGATGATCAAAATGAGTTTGCTATGTTCTATATTAGAGATATTGATAATGATTTTATGATCAAAATATTAAAAGCGGTCGACTTTTTAGGTATTACTATTATAAAAAGGTTTTTGAAGAAACATATTGCCAATCGTATGTCTACATACTGGGAATCACTTGATCATTCAAAAAATAGTTTTGTGGTTGGTGCAAATCATACTGAACAGGAATGTAACGAGTATATATCTCAACAAGCAACATTATTTGGTAATTTGATAAATTACATTCCAGTATTGAAAGTAGCAGCTCGTACACGATAAAAATGTTTATAATTTTTTATATATTATAAAAAATCTATTTTTAAAATTGAATTAAGAGATTAAAAAAGATGGAAAATGAAAAATGTATCTCTGTATGACAAAAATTACTAACATTAAAAATAATATTTCAGAAATTGTTCATGGACGAGCTCTCTCAAAACACAGAGCACAACGTTGTGTAGATATGACATATTATAAAACGGGTTGCGAAATTACATCATGGGTTGCCAGAGCGGACATTCCACATAAATGTGATGTTAAATTTTGTAATTTATATCGCATTTACTTGAAAAATAATTTTTGGGAAATTGGTGTTAAAGGTTTGTTGTATTATGAATGTATAAAAGTGTTAAAAAAGCTTATACCTGCTGATATTGTTTTGTACATATTGAATCTTTCTTTTTCTAAACAAAACAATCTGGTTTACCCGAAGTCTGGCATATCCATCTAGCAAAAACAAAGAAAAAATCAGATACACGATTCATATACGTAAAAATAATTATTGGTATATCGGTAACATTTTGATTTTTTAACTCTATTAAAAATCTTTCTACTTTTCTAGCTTGTGTTCGACATAAATGAGCGAGTGCATCTGGTGCTGTGACACCGGGTAAAATAAATTTTGTTAATTTTGTGTTTGTTTTTTCCATTTCATCAATGTTTTTTTCCAATTCGGTTACCAGATCTTCCGAAAGTTCTGGTAACTTTCTGTTTGTTTTATCAATAGTAGCGATATGAGAATTAAAATCTTGAAGCGTTCGTTGAATTTTTCTCAAAATAAAAGTATCTGGTAATTGTGCACACAAAAGTCCTATTCTTGCCGAAAATTCATCAATCTCTCCCAAAACCTGAAAAGCAATCGAACATTTTAAAGATCTGCTTCCATCATATAAAGAAGTTTCTCCACCATCTCCGGTTTTTGTATAAATTTTCATATAATTAGATAATTATCTAATTATATTTGTTTAAATGTGTTTTTTACTTTCCAGAACTACCAAAACCTTTTTCCCCACGTTCTGTGTCTTCTAATGAATTAACTTCAACGGCATTCATTAAAATTAGTTTTCTTGGAATAAGTTGAACAAGTTTACAAGGAAGTTCTAAGTCTAATGCGTCACAATCTATTTTTACTAATGCAGCTATAATTGATCCTGTATAACTAGAATCTATAATACCAATGTTATTGGCAATCATCCATCCTGTTTTAGAAATAGAACTTCTTCCAACTAAATCAAAGTAATAACCATTTTCTGGTTGAACTTGTATACCTGTATCAAAATAGTGAACTCCTGCTTGAACTTTAATTTTCTTTACGAGATGCAAATCAAAACCTGAATCAGAAAATCGATTCTTTGTTGGTTTTGGAGCTTTTGGAATAGTTCTAGACCATTTAAATATAGGCAATCGGTTAGAATGTGAATTACAGTTTGCAATCTGAATAAATAGATTATAATTTGAAATATTATATATTGTTGAATCTTTGTATAATTTTGCTAAAAAATCAAGAGTATTTACACCTGACAATTCACAAACACTTGGTTTTAGTTGAACTTTTACACCACAAAAATCTTTAATTTCTTCCAAAAGTTTATTATGTGAACTGTTTATAATACATTTTGGATATCCACTTTCAATAAGTGAAATACATCCAACGCTATCAAAAAAACCTCTCAAAAAATCCCATTTTAATTCATCTTCAATTCCGTGTGGAAAATTGTTAGAATATTGCAAATGTTTTTTAACATTTTTTATAATATTTTCTGAAGTAATTCTAAAAAACATTAAATCATCTGAATGTATAATAGAAATACCAGAATGTGCAAAAACATTCAATTTTTGAATATTGTTAACATTTTTTTCATTAAATTTTAGTACAATTTCTTCATCACAGCTTCCAGAAATACATCCAAGAAGATAAGCTTTTACTTCAGAATCAATATATGATAAATCTTGATCACATTGTGTTGTCATTTTTATTTACGTTTTAAATCTTTAAAATTAAAAATTTCAATTTAATTTTTGCAAGAGTTAAAAAAGAAAAATCTTATATACAACAATGATTGTAAAGAAAGAAATACTTTTTCCTATCTTTCTTGAGTGCTGCCAATACGCAGACGATACTTTTTGGGAAAACATTTTTGAAGATTTGGCATACGGAAAAGCTCCTTATGGAACATACATTTCTAAAGAATTTCTATGCTGCGGCTATAAAAAAAAAGAATTTAGTTATAAAATCGAAAAGAAACCTGCTGAAACTATCTATCAAGAAGTTTATGCATTATTAACTAAAAGATTAGGTCTTTTTTCTTATCGGGAAAAAGTAAAAAAGAAAAAAGTTTTCACAGAACTAGAAGATAGCATTAAAGATACAAGAAAAAAATGGGTTGACATTAAAAAAAAAAATATGAAAGAACTTTTGATAGAGTTATATGTTACTAGAATGAAAAACAAACACCAATTGTCTGTAAAACAAGCTAAATATCTTATTTCTGTTATTTTAATAGCAATGGTATTTAAAGTAATTACATCAGCTAATATTAATTATAGTGACGGTCGTATAAATAGTATTGAAGGAATTGACTTTGCTAAAAAACAACTGATAATAAAAAAGAATTTGTATTCATTAGAAGTCAATTTTGGCCCACATATTGTATTAGATAGAAAAGTAATGTCAGATAATTGGGAAAAATTTTTAGAAAATTTACGTAGAATTTCTGAAAAATAATTCATTTATATTTTACAATATTAGTGAAAAAGATGATAATATATACTCGAATTGATTTGCATTAACCAAATTAGCATCATTCTCATTATATTTAAGAATCATACTTTAATTATACATACTTATAGAATTCCTTAAATTCATTTATCGTCAACTTTTTACTTGATTAATCATAAGATATAATTCTTTTATAGCTTCAGATAAGTCATTATCGGTGCTTTCACTGTTAAGGAGAAAACATTTTTGTAAAGCATTTTTAGAAATTGAATCTATATCTTGTATCATATCAATAGTTTTTAATAATTGATCGCTTGTTAGATCGGGAGAAAATCTGTAATGCTGACCAGGATGAAAAGCATAATTCTGACTAATTATATTATATAATAATTTTCCATAAGCAAGAATGTCAAAATGTTTGTCTTCAAGACCCTCAATCTTGGAATGCCTACCAATAGTACGAGATTCACTAAAATCAAATATTTTCAGATGACCATCCTTATCTACTCCAATGTTTTCTTGTTTTAAATCTCCCCATAATATACCTTTTTTATTTATTTCCACTATAGTATTTAGTAACCTTCGTAAATTATTAGAGTCAAAAGAATGCATATTAAGTAATACACCTTTTTGTACACGATCCATAAAAGAATATTTAGTATAAAGAGGTTGACCTGTATTATAGTCTGGATGTAATTTTATATTAACTAGTTTTTCCATAGCTACTAATATTCCGACTCTATCTATTTTCTCTGGTAATTTATAATTTTTAGTTTTGTAAAGTACTTTCACAACTCCAATACTTTGTACGTTCGTTAACATCTTATATTCTAATTTAGACATAAGTTTGTATATAACTGGTTTGCCACTTAAAGTACCATCCCAAACTGGCCAACGTGAAGCTCCTCCAACTATTTCATCAAATAAAATAATATTACCTGGTCTTTCCCAATCACTAATTTTTTCTTTGTTATTTACGTAGTAAACATTTCCGCATTTACTCTTTCTTTCTTCCCAGTCTTTTGGAAGAATGTTTGTATCTGTAATTTCAACAGGCTTTTTCCATTGAGTAAATAACGAATGTAAATTTCTGTAATAAGTTTTTCCAGGTTTTTTATTAGTACTTGTGTGTTTTTCCCAGTCTTTTAAACCTATTGGTTCACCCCATTGGGATTCACCTGTTTCTAAATTAATGTAATATGGAATACTAGCACGAGTACGAGTTACTGATTTTTTCCAACATTCATCTCTCATTTATAATAATAATAATAAAATAAAAGTGTATAAACTTGATTTTGTTAACAAAAATTTTAATGATAAATGTGAGTAGCAAAAAATCATTCTAAATAATTTTTATTATTCAAATTTTGTATGAAAGACTACTATCTGACATTTTGTATAAAAAGTTTACAAATTATCTATAATTATTATTGTAAAACGCGTGTATTTTTAAAAGGCTGTTATAAAACAAAATTGAAAAAAAAAGATAAACTTGTATTAATATATTAATAATGGCAAAGAGATATTTGGATGGTGATGTAAAGATTCAAAAGAATCTTTTACACGAATATCATAAAGTAATAGATTCTCAAACTGGTAAAATAGATCAAACCGAATGGAAACTTTGTAAATGTAAATATTGTTCTAGTTGGACTCCTGAAGTTTTGAAAGCATATGATGACTTTTTGAATGAAGAGAAACAACAAAACGTTTCCGATTAGTTTATTATTTTTTAATATTAAAATATTTTGAACTTATAAATCTTAAACAATGAGTTCAGACGAAGAAACAGGATCTTTACTTGATGAATATAGCGAAGGTAGTTATGAGGATGACGATGATCATTTTCAAGCAGAGATGGGTGTATTTGACCGTGTTGGATTTAACGATTTTGATGGAACCATTCCTAAAACTCGTTTAGAACATGCTATGCAAGAACCTATTGAACGATTTAAACAATATGTAAAAGGTATTACACATAATCTTAAATCTAAGAATATACATATTACAAAAGATCAAATTAAACAAATGATTGATAGTGCAGAACAATTAAAAAATATTGAACATAAAAATCCAACTGCATATGTTCTTGGTTTTTTAGCAAACAAAATAGAAATTGATGATTATGATTTATATGATTATGTAATAAAAAAAGTATTAATTCACGTTAATGAAGAAGATTCTGTACAAGCACACGATGTAATAAGATACGGTAGATTATGGAAAACTATGTTGGAAAAAAAATAAACAAGTTGGTCTAAAACACATCATTTAAATATCAAAAATGACACCTAAAGAGTTAAAAAATGACAAAGAGTATAAATTTGTTGGAAAAAAAATCACTTGGTCTATTGTTAATAACAATTTGTTTTTAGAAGTTGAAATAGATTGTCTAAAATATAATGAAAGTGGAATAAAACTTCCTCCAGAAGAACTAGGGAGATGTATAAACTGGCATTTTGAACTTTTAACTGATTCTGTTACATCTATGTTCGTATGTAGTTGGGATCTTCGACGTGTAAAAGATAAACTAAAACTTATTGACTCTATTAATGAAAAAATATGTATTTTTGCTATAAAAGATTAAAAAACAAAAATGATTTTTATAAAAAACTTACTTTTTTATAAGGAAAATGGTTGAAATAATTGTTGCTATGAATGAAAAAGGAGGAATTGGTTTTAAAAATCGTCTTCCTTGGAAATGCAAAAAAGAATTGGAATTATTTAAACAAAAAACATTAGGTAAATCTATTGTAGTTGGTAGAAAGACAGCAGAATCTCTTCCTAAATTATTAGATAGAAAAGTTATATGTTTATCGCATAATAATTTGAATACTTCGTTATGGAATAACGATGTTATACTTAAAACTAGCTTAGATGATATTGATTATTCTTCAGGAAATGTTATAATTGCTGGTGGTGAATCAATTTACGAATCTGCGTTTGCAAGACCTTTTTTTGTAAATAAAGTTCATATATCTATTATAAAAGGAGAACACCTATTTGATACTTCATTTAAGATGGAATGGTTAAAAAATTTTGTTATTATTGAAAAAATTGAATTTGATGAATTTACTCATTACGTTTTAATCAGAACATCTGATGGTGAACAACAATATCTAGATCTTCTTAAAAATATTCTTTTGACAGGAGAAAAACGTTCTTCTCGAAATGCTGAAACAATTTCTCTTTTTAAAAATGATATGAAATTTGATTTGCGAAATGGATTTCCTCTTCTTACAACCAAAAAAATGTTTTTGAGAGGAATTATTGAAGAATTTTTATTTTTTCTTCGAGGAGATACGGATTCAACAATACTTTCAGAAAAAGGAATTCGTATTTGGGAAAAAAATACGTCAGAAGAATTCCTATCTTGTTTAGGACTTCCTTATGCTAAAGGAGTGATGGGACCAATGTATGGATATCAATGGAGATTTTTTAATGCTGAATAT